GGCCAGACCGCGTCTTTTACCGTTTTCCATTGGTAGAACTCCATTTTGGACATAGTCTCCATCTTTCATACAGTAGTTAGCTGCTTCTTCTGGAGTTCTGTATCTTTCGCCCCAATGTGCCTTATCGCTTATATGTTTCCTACACCAGGCACGGCTTTGTACATTTTTGAACTCTATGTAACCTTGTAAATGGGGCGTACCACATTTTTTACCCACCTCTTTACCCACTACTGCGTATTTAATGAATTCTTTCTCCTTTACTTTGAATAGTTCTCCTACTACTACTGCTTTAAAGAATTCCCACTCTGACTCTGTGTAGTGGTTTAAGGTAAAACACCAGCCACGGACTCTCCCGCTCTCAGGGACCTTAATTCCCTTTTGAGCTCTCTTCTTGGCCTTTTTGAGTGTCTCAGGCTTTGACAGCTCTTCAAACTCCTTTTTGGTGTCTAAAGCCGTCTTAGCCTTTGGCGTGGCTTTTGTAGCTGTTTTAGGTCTTGGTTGTTGTGACATTGTTTGATTTATAGGGTCACCCGTTCTCTTTATGGCACTTTGAAATTTTTGGTGACACTAGTCAATTTTTGGTTACATCCACCACCCAAGTGCCATAAAGAAAATGTTACACCCCTTAAAATGCTGGTGACCACCCTCCCCCTACGACTGTCTGATCTATCCTTCCCGCCTGCGCCCGCTGTTAGGGCCATATATGCACTGCAGGACTCAGACAGGGCTAGGGTGTCGTCTGATCTATCCTTCCCGCATGCGCCCGCTTTTAGGGCCACATATGCACTGCAGGACTCAGACGGACCTAGATGTAGGCTTGCCCGTTCTATGTTCATTTTACGTGAGTGTCCGTTCTTCTTTGATATCACCCCTGAGGAGGATCTATATGATCACTTTGATTCTAACGAGGTAGAGCATCAATATGAAGATAATTACGACACGGAGGTTATTGACGGGGAGTACAGTGAGGGAGAGTCAAACGATACCGAGCCTTATTTAGATGAGGAAGCCGGTGAGTGGGAAGCTAGCGACAACGAGCCAGAGGATGACTATGATTATCGTACCATTCAAGAATTGCGAAATAACGAGTTCATTAATTATCAGACTGGGAGGACAATTTTTCGGTGAGAAAAAAAAATGATGCAACTAGTAAAATGCCTAGACGATTAATAATTAATTTATTAATTTTCCTTCTAAGTGTCATAAGGAAAAAATCACACCCTAATATAAATGCCAGTTATGAAGAGAACGAAAAAGACTACAACACGTCGTGCTCCCTATCGAGCCAGTAAACGTGTCACGTATCCGCAGAAGCGGTACGTCAGTGGTAGAGGTGCCTACTATATCAAAGGTTCCGGTAGTTTAAGCGCTTCAGCTAAACTTCCTGGAGTCGGTAAGGTAAGCGGTGGTCTTGGAGTTGAAGGTGGTTATGCCACCAATAACTATATCAAGGGGTTGGGTGATTATACCATTATGCATAATGTGTTAATGGGTCATGAGTTGCCTCAGATTCGTAATCGACCTCGATCTGATAATGCTGTTGTTATTCGCCACCGTGAATACCTTGGCAACGTGTTTTGTGGTAGTGATGGTGCATTTGACATTGCATCCTATCCACTTAATCCCGCCATGGCTCAGACCTTTCCTTGGTTGTCTCAAGTTGCTGCCAATTTTGCGTCTTATTCCTGGGATGGTATGATTTTTGAGTTTAAATCTACCTCTGCAAATGCTGTGGCTTCTGGTTCTGGAGATATTGCTCTTGGTTCTGTTATTATGGCAACTGAGTATGATTCGGTTCAACCCGAGTTTCAGTCCAAATCTGAGATGTTGGCTTATCAATATTCAACTTCTTGCAAACCTGCTATTTCCAACATTCATGCTATTGAGTGTGCTCGAACACAATCGGTTTTGTCAGATATGTACACACGTACTGGCCCACCTCCATCTAATGCTGATCTCCGTATGTATGATCTTGGACGTTTTTCAATTGCAACACAAGGTTTTCAGTCTGCAACTCCCATAATTATTGGTGAATTGTGGGTTACTTATCAAGTCTCATTGTTCAAGCAAAAGCTTCATGTCGATCTTGGTTTTTCCAATGATACTCTTATTGCTGTTGGTTATGAGGAAATTTTATCTGTTACTGATACTGATATGTTTGGTGTTGGAGCAAATGTTAATCCGGCTACTTCTTCACTTTATCGAGTTCCGCCAAATTGTAACAACATACCTCCTCCTCCTAATGGAGCACCTATTATTGCTTGTACTGCATCTGAAACGGTTACTGTGTCATTTCCTAAGTATCCTCAACCCGTACAGTATGATATTGACGTTTCTTGGAAGTTTACTACTCCTGTTACTTATTCTCAGGGTGCTGTTACAACTTCTGCGGGTGTTATTCAGGCCATTGATTATGGTGGATGGACTGGTGCCGGATTGTTAAATGGTGTGTTTTCAGTTTCACCTGCTCCATCTGTTAGTTCCAGTTATTGGAATTCACGGTTTTCTGTTCGAGTTGAAGCTGTTGACAATGAGACTGACTATATTAGTTGGACTATGCCAAATTTCCCTACTGATGATGCTTTATGCCTTATTCGAATTCAACAGCAACCACTTACACCACCTGTTTAATTATTATTTTATTATAGTAGTGCTATGCACGACCATTGTTATATATTTATTTATAGTGACCATTACTGTCACTATATTTTTTTTTTTGTTTTGCGTCATATTGACTGAAAACGCCCGTAAGGCTAAGCGGGCCCTGCCCGCACTGATCTTTATTCCCATGGGGGGGGTTCCAGGGGGGGCGAAGCCACTCCCCCTGTATTAATCACCGGTACAATTGTTCCATTAATGTATTTGAAAGTCGGACCGCCCGGAGGGCAGGCCTCGGGGACAGTATTACTTCTTTCACCTTGTGCAAACAAGGTGGAAGAACCCCGAGGCCCTTCAGGTGAACACACCAGTTCATGGCGGTCCAACCCCAGCATTTCATTTTGCACAAGCTGACCTTGTGCATTTGTGCAAATTTCATTTGACCTTGTGCAAAATTCCGGAATGGCTCCATCTTTAGTTATAAGCGTCGTCTGTGTAAGGCGACGCGTCACTTGAGCCAGTTTATTTCCGGACCACAGAGAGTTCGGGGAGAACTCGCATGTGATGTATATGTAAGGACTGTTTATGTTGACGTAACCACCTTTAAACTGTCCTTTATATGGGTAACGGTCAAGCAGACGCAGGAAGTCTCTGTAATTCCAAGCTGCGTCGTCAAAATCATCTATGATGATTGCTTCTTGACCTTCATATCCATCCCACCACTGTGTTCCGTCCTTGATATAGACGGTTTTATGGCTATTGTATGCTGATCTAGTTTTTCCAGTTCCAGCTGGTCCCCATAGCCATCTAACAGTGGGGGGGTTGTTAGGGTCACGTTGTTTTATTTTCATAGTTGATAGTGCCCGTAACCCAGAACCGTAGCGAACAAATTCAGTGGGGTAATCGTTTATAACGTCTTCTATTGGGGTCCCCTTCATTACTAGTCTTGTCGCTTCGGCCAGACCGCGTCTTTTACCGTTTTCCATTGGTAGAACTCCATTTTGGACATAGTCTCCATCTTTCATACAGTAGTTAGCTG